GTTGGGGAAAGACCCGTGGCGTGGTTGCCACAAACCGGCTGGGACGTGTTCGTCTCAGTCGTCCGGCTCCGTCGGGTCGCTCTTCTCAATGAGTTGGAGGAGAAGCGATTCGGCGTAGTCTAGGGGGGAGGAAGAGGAGGAGGAGTAGCGGCCAATGCGCAACTGCGCTGAGAGCTGCAGCATTGGGAGCAGGGAAGTTACGGATGCAACTAGTTGGTTGGATGGGATCAACAGTGCCGAACTTTGCTCAAGGCAGCGACGGGCTGCCGAGTAGGGTCCGGGTGTCGATCGCGAGAGTGCGGTTGACAGGCGACGTAAGCGGAGGAATTGCTCCTTTACATCAAACGGTTTGGGTTCGGGAACGACCCCAGCTGAGTAGGCAATGGCTGCAACGAGTGTGTTGTAGTCTCGGAACCACCCAGCCACTTCGCCCGTACCGACGTCGGCCGCTCCGAAGGGGAAGCGGTCTTCATCGGTGAGGACATCAGTGGGCCGAGCGACCAGACTGCGTGCAGCGGTTTGGGCCTTTGGGAACTGCGACTTTACGGTTGAACTGAATGCCCCGGTGTAGTCTGAAAGGTCGAGACTACCGGGCACCATGTAAAACCCCAGCTTATCCACATCGGAGTGTTGGACTCCGGTCTCCAAAAGGAGTTTGGACAGGGCTGGAAAGGTAAGGCCAAGACCGCCAAGCGATGGGCTGAAGCGGGTTCCCAGGGCGTGTGCTATAGCGTCAAGCACCAAACGGTTGGCCGAGCGTCCCCAGAACTTGCCACACCCGCCCATCCAGGTGGGTAGGTAGAGCACGTTTTCGGGGACCTGGGCCAGACGCCAACCGTAGTTGGCGTCCACCATGTCGAGCAGGGGCTTGGCCAGGGGGCTATCGACAGTGAGACCGAACTCCTTGAGGAGGAGTTGGACTTTGCCGGAGAGCTCTACCGGGCCGAGCGGGCCGACTTTGGTGACCAATTTGCGAGTACGTGGCGGCTCGGGCGGGGGGTGCAGGACCTTCCACTCGGCGTACTTCACATCGTCAAGCATGACGAGGCGGCGTGCCCAGTTTCGGGTACCGTCATCCCAGCGTCCCACGCGGCGTGCCCGGACCTGCCAGAAGGCGAAACGTGAGTTAACGCCGAAAGCAAGTTCAGTGAAGCCGTCGCGGACGAACCGGGCCGGAGGAACCGGCTGGACGTAGCTCTTCTGGAGGTTGACCTGCAGGCCCAGCATGTGAGAAATCGCACGCCAGGTCTTGTAGCCAGCCTTCGCTACGAGCAACCCGTGGTCATCTCCGTTGACCAAGCACGCACGTGCGAGGTTACGGAAGTTAATCCGACGCAAGCCAGCATTGAAGCTGTCGGCCACTTGGGCCGACTCCGCGACGCAAAGAGAAGCGACGCAGAGTGCTACGAAGGAGGCCGGGGAGCCCATGAGCTGTCCAGTCTGTTGGGTCACCGTGAATGGTGTCCCACCGCCCGCGTAAATGGGCACGTCGTCTACGGCAACGGTCTGCCATGCTGAGGGGTAGGCTGAGGCACCACTTTGGACTGAGTCAGATTCCTCTGACCAGTCGAAGGTGTTTTCTAAGCCCAGGTCCTCGAAGCAGGTCTGGTCGTTGCCGCCCATGCGCATCTGGCCAAGTACGGCTGACCATCCATGGTGTGCCTGTTGGGCGCACCACTCGCTGCGAATGCGAGAAGCAGACCCTGAGACGAGTCTGTTTTGGACGGCCGTTGCCAATACGGCAGTGCGGCGGTGGGGACGTACCTCACACCACCAACTCAGGATGAGGAGAGTCAGTAGTGTGGTGCGGGGGTCCAGGCCATCGGTGGCGGCTGAGAAGTCGCCGGAGATGGCCAGTTTCCACGCCTCGCTGAGGCGCTCAGCTCCAGTCTTGTTGTTGAACGACGAAGGGTCGACTTCAATGGACTTCCCGGTCTCGTCGAAGGGACGAGTCGAGTAGACCATGGCCGAGATGTCGGACTGGAGCTGGCGGAAAACGCTAACGTTGCCAAGCTCGGAGGCAAGGGACGTCGCCGCGGTAATGAACCGGATCTTGTCGCCGCCCTCAGAAATGGGGACAACAAGGCAGGGTTCGCGGAGCTCCGGAGGCAGGAGCTCAATCATACCGGCGTCGAGGCGACGTGCAAGCAACTTAATGGCTTCCCGAAACACG